AATGGCATTGTAGGTGTCACCGACATACCACTATATTCAATTAAATCATAATACTCAACATCATTATTAGATGACAATGTTTTCTTAATTGTATCTGAAGTAAATCTCATACCTAATGTAGTACCACTCGCAGTACCTACATCATTTCTTCTGTGCCACATAACAGGCATATCTAAATTCAATAATTTACCTGTTTCCTCATCAATATAGAATTGTTCTCCGTAGAAATTCGATATACAACTATTAGAATAATGTAAAATAGATATTGATTTCTTATAAGGATCAATATAACTTATAGGTTGATCAGTACCACATATTGATGTTGCATCATTTGTGTTACAAACTAAATTTTCATTATATCCTAAATATTGTTTAGAACCTGTAAATTGTTCTGAACCAAACAAATTATGTTCGTGATAATTAACAGGAGAATCTTTGTAAAGTCCCGCAGGGTTTTCTGTCCACACATTATTCATATTCCACACTGGAATATTTTCATTACATATATCACAACTACTATCAAATGATAATGTACCTGTGTTCCAATACGCCGCCAATGAATTTGTCCCATAGTAATCATCTGTAGGGTTATCACCACCAGGTAAAGTATAGTATGTAATTACCGTTCCCGAATATGCGTTTAACGTTGGTAAAACTCTATCCACTTTAATTGTAGAACCACTAATAGATGTAATATTATATGTAGTATTTATTGTCGCCGCAGTCATTGTAGTTCCTGTTTGACTACCTAATGTTGGGTTTGTAAATCTAAATATAATATAATCATTAACTTCTGTGTTAGTTAATGTAATACCTGATAACACACCTTGTGTGAAAGTAGTAACATCTATAGAACCATCAAAATTAACTAAATCTATTGTCCCAGTTTCTTTAATGAAATCTGTTCCTGTTTGTGGTATTAATCCTGTATCTACTGTGGATCCTGAAAAGAATCCTCTGTCATCCGCTTCATTAGTAACTACACCTTTAATTAATTGTATATTACTTTGTTGATTTAGAGGAAATATGAATTGGTTACTTTGATTTAAAAGGAATGAAGAAAAGAATGGGTTATCGTCTTTTGGCCTTAATACTTTTGAGAATATTTTTTTAACTATATTACCGTCCGCCTCAGGAAACCAAAATTCTCCTGTCGTTGCACCTTCGTTGGGTACAAATTCACTCCATCCTTTAACATAATTATAGTCGACTTCTGAATCGCCAATCATATAATTAGTAAAGGTTAATTGTCCTTTTGCTAATTGTTCTCTACCTATATCAGTTAGTTTAACTCTTACTAAGGTAGTATCTTGTTTATTAATGTAACTCATTTCCTCTTTTATTTATTAATAAATATATCAAATATTATTATTTTAATATGATTGTCCACTATTAAATTGTATTTCTATTTCATTTACATCACTATAGTTTACACTATAAATAGTTTCACCAATAATAGGGGTATAAAATTTTTCATTTTTAACCCTATATATAAATTTATCACCTGCAACCGCATTTGTCAATGTTATAGTATTACTATATGTTTTTTGTCCTATAATATAATCGACAATAAAACTGTATTCTATTGATTCAAAAAATTCGTCACTAGGATCAGTCACTTCTATTGTAAACCTACCAAATGTTTGTGTTGGTGCATCGTTGATAGACCAACTAATTGTGGGTGTATTATTAGGTACTAACCCATTTATCGCAGCGGTGGGAACATAAAACGCTTCTATTATATCACCAACAACTAAATCATCTTCAAATATAATTCTTCTACTATCAGATATAGATAAGTAATATTCAATATCTTTACTTAATATTGTACCATTTAAAGATAAAACAACATCACTATTAGGAACACTAGTTAAATAAAATTCATATCTATTTTGTGTGGTATTATAAAATACTCTATCAGTAGATAATTGGGTACCAGTTGCACCGCTTTCTATTGTCCTAGATATTGTATATAAATCTGCTAATAAATCATTACTACCACCATTATTAACATAAGCATATGTTAAAACTTGATTAGGTAATGGATTAAATAATAACTTAATATATGGTGTAGTAGCAGAGGTAACTGCACTATATTCAATGTTCTTAGCCAAAACAGAACCATTATATGAAACTATTGGATCAGATAATCCATTTACTATATATTCAGTAACCCCACTTTCAGTAAATCTACTTTGTACTACTAAGTTACCAGTATCTTGTGGTTGTGGTGCAACGGAACTATTAAACAATGGTTTTTCTGATTCAAATAGAGATAAGAAATACCAATCCGTTTCAGGTACATATAAACCATATAAGTTACCTCTTTTATAAGTATCAATACTATTTTTTATAACTTTTTGTTTCTTAGATAGTAAAGTATTAACATTGTAACTCCAATAAGTTTTTATTAAGAATTCACCCTCACCTATATTCAATGTAGGTACGTATATAGTATTGTTAGTATTGGCAGTTAACTCTTTATAGTCTATAGTAAAGTTGGATAATGCTGATTTAGTAAACTGACTAATACTTTGATCGTACCCATATACTTCACCGAATAATGAAAGTTTTTTGGGTTCTATTACGTTATTAACATTATTTACTAAAACGTCAAATAAGTATCCTGTCCTACTTTTAGGTACAATATATACTGACCTATCACAAGAAATAGATTTATCTGTTATTATATTAGGTAATCCCCAATATGATGATGTACCTGTGATACCATTATTAATTAAAGATAACCCATCACTTTCAAAATTACATTGTACACCCAAACCATTAGGTCTATGTATAATGTGTAAATTAGTATTGTTATAGTCTGCAAGGTAGATTCTCTCATCTGGTGCTAATTGTAACGCCCCAAAACTTGCCCCACTAATATTACCCACCTCAATTACGTTATCTATCATTTCAGTAGATGAGGTATAAGTTAAATCAAACTGATATACTTTTTCACCCGCACCTTCACTAACATAAAACTTAGAAGAATCTGAAGAAAACTCCAAACCATAAGGCCCAACATCAAAAGTCATTCCCGTTAGTGATATAAAATTACTTAACGTACCACCTGTGGAATCAAAATCAAAAATGTCTATAATATCCTCATCATATAGTAAAGATATTAATTTAGAACAATCGGGAGATGTTTTCATATAACCTCTCGCAGTATTGTGTGTAGAACCGATATTTGTGATTATCGGTCCACTTAATCCCGTAGAAGATAATTTATATGTGTAATATGATGTATCGCCACTTGTATGAGTTATAATCCAATAAGAGTCTTCAGATGTATTACTACACGCAGTAACTTTTTCAGTTAATGGTGAATTGATAAGTTTAATGTTTTTTGTTTCTACTTCTCCATCACCATTTTGTAGTTCCATATTAACTATAGAATATTCAAAACCATTAGGACTTCCGTTGTAATCTGTTGTAAACAAATAATACTTATTGGACTCTGGTTTAGGGACAATAACAACTGATTGCGTTGAGGTTCCCGAACTAGATAACCCTGTACCGTTAGTCATAATTGTATTTCCACTAGTGTATACTGTTTCCCCATTTGTATAAAATAATAGTTGTCCTTCTCTGTTAGATATTGATGCAACACCTTCTTGTGATTCCATCGCCCCACTTAATATAACTGGTGTCCCACCACTTTGTATTGGGTTAAAAGATATTCCAGAATTTTTACCAAAGAACCAATTGTAATTCATTCTATCATATGTCTCTCCTGTATATGTCACAGGACCACATAAAGTATCTGCAGTAGTTGCAGGAATCTTTCTAACACCTCTTATTGTAACTTGTGGAAAATCAAAACTATCAAAGTCCGATCTTTCTATATGATTATATTTCGCCCTATTACTTACAGGTTCCCAACCATAGTTGTTACTTTCATTTCTACTAGATAATAATTGATATTTTTTACCATTATCTATATAAAGTATTTCATTGTTCTCAGTAATTTCTACCTCAGAATTTGAGTCACTTACATTACCTGAAAAATTTAATGGTATTGTTTTTTCTGTTAATCTATTTCTAAATATGGATTGTCCATATTTATCAGGTTTCGATAATAAAAATATATCATCTATTTTAGATAAGTCTGTAGGTAGGAATAACGATTTTTCTGTTTTTAAAAATGTGGACGTAGAGGATGCCTGATAATTCATATCAGTACCAATATTTAAATTAATAGGTGACTCAATTTCAGTTATTACTTCACCACCTATCGATATTGGATTTACTATTTTACCTCTAATTCCTGCCATAATCTAAATTGTCACTAACTGTTATTTCTAACTCAGCAAGTCTGTTTAACCATTCTTCCTCATTATTAAAATGTTCAAATAAATGATTTGAAGTAACTAGTTGTCCTTCTAATAATACACCATAATGTCCGTTTGATGGGATTATCCACCAAATATTTTCATTTATATATTTTAAACTATACATAGTTTATTCATTTTTTTTAAACCTGTCCACCATCAGTTATAGTCCAGTTATTTGGTGAATTTAATAAAATATTTTTACCTGTTTGACTTGTTGAATTATACTTAGCCGAACCAAAAGATATATTTATATTAGGTTTTACTGTTAGTAAACTCCAGTTATTATAAATAGAATCTAAATTAGAGGCTGAAAAACTTAATTCTGTAAAGGTTGACCCAAAAAGTAAAAAATTGTTGACACTACTAACATCCCAGTTACCTATATCTTGATTAAAGTTAGTTGCATTACCAAACATAAAAGACATATTAGTTACACTACTTGTATCCCAACTACCTATATCTTGATTAAAGTTAGTTGCACCATTAAACATACTTGACATATTAATAACACTACTTGTGTCCCAACTACCGATGTCTTGATTAAAGTTAGTAGCATTTTGAAACATACTTGACATATTAGTAACACCACTTGTGACCCAATTACCTATATCTTGATTAAAGTTAGTTGCACTTCTAAACATTAATGCCATACCAGTAACACTACTTGTATCCCAATTGCCTATATCTTGATTAAAGTTAGTTGCATTACCAAACATAAATGCCATACCAGTAACACTACTTGTATCCCAATTACCTATATCTTGATTGAAATTAGTTGCACCATTAAACATACTCGCCATAGTAATAACACCACTTGTATTCCAACTACCTATATCTTGATTAAAGTTAGTTGCACCATTAAACATACCAGACATAGCAGTAGCACTACTTGTATTCCAACCACCGATGTATTGATTAAATGAGGGCGCATTCTGAAACATATTTGCCATATTAGTTACACTACTAACATCCCAATTCCCTATGTCTTGATTGAATGAGGACGCATTCTGAAACATATTTACCATATTAGTTACACTACTCACATCCCAGTTACCTATATCTTGATTAAAGTTAGTGGCACTTCTAAACATTCTTGTCATATCGGTAACACCACTTGTGACCCAATTACCTATATCTTGATTAAAGTTAGTTGCACCATTAAACATGTCTATCATAGTAGTAACACTACTCACATCCCAGTTACCTATATCTTGATTAAAGTTAGTGGCACTTCTAAACATACTATTCATATTAGTAATGTTTGAAACATCCCAATCCCAATTAGCGGTTGACCCACTAAATGTACAATCTTGAAACATAAGTTGAAGATCGGCACAAACACTCAAATCTGGTGTGTCAGTAGCAGTTATTTCTAAATTAGTACACCCATTGAATGCCTGAGTCATGTCAGACCATTTAACATTACCCCAGTTTTTAATTTCTAATAATTTTCTTCTATCACCACTATTAGCAAATCTTAGTTTTCTAAACCTAGTTGTATTATCTTTTCCTTTAGGTCTAATTTTTAATTCATAATCTCCAGCTCCTTCTGCAAACGTTATAGTAGCTTGGTCGGTGAGATTACTAAATGTTTGTATATTACCTGTTGATTCGTTTTTTGCTATTACATCATAAACCCCAAGTGCATCAGCAAATCTAAATTGATTACTAGATGAAGATCCAGGGTTATTTGACCTTACTCTTATAGTAAAATATTCAATTGGTTTCTTTATGAAATATCTGTAACTTGTACTCATAATTATTGTTCTTGTACTATCCAGTATTCTACACGAGTGCCTGTAACCCACTCTGCGTAGATTATGTTTAATTGACTGGTAAAATATATACCATCACCTAAAAGCACCCATCCTGCAGGAACTGTTGGTACTGACCCTGAGTTATGATATATTTTTTGAACTATTCCTAATTGTGAACCAGTTAAATCATCAGAAATATTACCTGTACCGGGAGATGTAGGAGTATTATATACTTCTTTAGACGTAAATGATATTGTTAATCCAGTGGTTTGTGTTGTACCACCTCCACCACCTGTTGATTCTATAGTGAAAATACCTGTTGCTGGTTCATTTATATTAATACCACTAGTACCACTAATTGTAAAAATGTTAGAAGAGTCGTTTCTGTTAATTTCAATAGAGTTGTTATTAAGTGTACCACCTGTAACATAGAAATCAGTACTTGATATACCAGTAACAACATTACCACTAGAATCTAAACCTAAGTTAATTGTTGGTGTGCCGCTTAATATTGTCCCAATGTTTAATGATCCATTAATTATTGTATTACCACTAACATCTAAGTCACCATCTACTGTGGCTTTAACGTTATTATTATCTATAGAAATTATATTTGTATTTCTCCAAAGACCACCATCATAATACCACGTTTCCCCACTACTTACGGTGCTAACCTCAGTGTCCTGTAACTCATTAACTGTTGCTGCCGTAAATCCTGACTGTGCTAATAATATATTACGTCTAACACCAGTAAAATCTGTAAAATAAAGTGACGTACCTAAAAATTCAAAAGCACCTATCTGTGGTGATGTTAATAATGTGCCACCATCAGTTAATATTAAAGAAGGATCTGTCGTTGTACCAGCTGGTAATGTAAGTGTACCATTAATTATTGTATTACCATCAACTTCAAGTTTCTCAGATGGTGTATTTGTCCCAATACCTAACCTATTTTTAGTCAAATCTATTGTAACACCACTTGTTGAACCGAAATAAATATTACCTTCATCCAACGGATTAATGTTTAATGGAGAACAAGAATGTATGTTTGATACATATAAATCATTCACACAATCACCAGAATTACCAATAGTTGTAACTGAAATGGTATTCGCAGTAAAATCATTTATAGTGCCTGTGGACGCACTTAAATTAGGATCGAACAACCAAGTACCATTCGAATCTGTATAAATTCTAGAATCTACACCATTACTTTGCCCGTCTTCCAATGTGATTCCACCACCTATCGCAGTTAAATGTGTTCCACTATAATTTAATACAATGTTATTATCTTTTGATTGAATTACTTCTGTGTTTATCGTTGTTGCAGAACCATTAATAATTACATTACCATTGATCGTTATTGCGGAAGTACACGCATTAACCGTATCTAATAAAAGTGGTGTACTACAAGTATAGGAACTAAATCCATTAAATAGTTGTTCAACACTACCCTTATAAGATGACCCTGCAGGACTTTGTGATGTATCACCAGTTACCACAAAATGTAGTAAATCTGTTAGTGTTACACCACTAATTAGTTGTCTGTCGGTTAGTCTTTGTTTTGGCATCTTATTTCTTTTTTATTATAAATATTTCATATTATTTAATTCTCACAATTATGTATTAATTCTTGGTTATAATAGAACCCAGATATCTGAGTTGGTGGTAGTGTTTTTGTAAACTCTGGCGGATCAAAATCAGGATCACCAAATATCTCTACGTTACCCTCATATTCATTACTGTCATATATTTGTGTTATAAACACTGTATTATAATCACTTACTAATGTATTCGCCTTTCTAACACATTTAGTATACTTATCTCTAAGTCCCGCAATAAAGTTTCTTTGTGTTTCATATGCAGTAGTACCTTGTGTAAATCCAGATAAATTATTTTGTGCATTTATTAGGTTTTGAGTTATACCACTACAACTCATAAAGTTCATATAATAATTTTGTTGTTGTTGTAGATATTCATTTTCTAATTCATCTAATTGTGTATTTAAATTTATTAACTCTTGATTTAAATTATCTAATTCACTATTAAGTAAATCAATTTGACTTTGTTGTGCGTCTATTAAATCTTGTAAATTCGGTGTATCTAAATCTTGTAGTCTTATTGCACATAACTTACTTTGTTCTACAGAAATTTGTTTCTTAAGTAGGGCAATCTCCAACTCTTTATTTAATATGTTAGTCTTAAGTTTTGTTATCTCAGGACTTGATGGATATATAGGTTTTTGTTCTACTAATGAATGTTTAGTTTCAGAACCAATACTAAAGTCTGTTTGTGCAGATAATGGACAATCAACTTCAACATCTATAAAATTCAAACTATATCTCTTATAGTTAAACTTATTGTTATCAAAAATAGTATTTCTATATATCTTACCAGAATTATCACACCCCTCCCATATAGTAGTTGCAGGTACAACTTGTTCTAATAAGTCTAACCAATAGTCACCAATCTTATCCATAAACTCAAACATAGTGTCGTATGTATATTTACCAGATAAGTCTTTACCACAATTACTTGCGTTTAGGTATAATTCATAGAACAACCTTAATAATGGATAATCAGTAATTGTTTGTCTACTCTTAACATCAATTAAATTAGTTTGTACTAATTGATCGAATACCGCCTTAATATTAATTTCTGATGGTTGTATATCTAAATAGTCTAATGGGTTAATACAAACACTGTAAGTATCTCCCGTTGCAAATCCATCAACACATTCTTTCTTCTGTCCACAATATTCACAATCACCCTTACATTTATCACAATCATCTAATGGTTTCCAAGTACAAAAACAATTACTACTATCCCATTGATAATTTTTACCTAAACCTAATCCAGTTGCACCTTCACCATTTAATAAATCATTTAGTGATTCACAACATTCTTGATCAATACTTAATTTTTGGTTAAATGTTTGTGCAGTTACTCCCGTTCCTGATAACACCTCAGATAGTACCCCACCACTATATGGTGTAGAACCTGTATATAGATAAGTTTCAAATAATGAAATTGTACCATCATAGTTTTCAGTAATGATACCGAATAAATTATTTAAACTACTATTATCATTTATAACTATAGTATCAGTACCACAATTGTTTTCTTGTATATAGAAATTATCTAATGATTCACCTTTTTCCAATAGTTGGTAATAAGTCGCATCTAAAGACTCAATATAATCAGAAGTCAATGCATAAAATTTATTCTTCAAACTTAATACACTTTGTGTCAATGAATCAGTATATGTCGAACAACTAAATGTTAACCCAGTTGTAACTATATCGTTAAATGATAATGTGTATCCACTACTTAATACTTCACCACTAAACACTACAGAATGTTCTGTAGACTGATCTTCGAATAAGTATGTATTACAATCTTGAAATAAGAAGTCGTCTTGATCTTCAAAAGTTTTAGAATCCTCCAAACATTTAGTAGGACAATTATCACAATCGATATTTTTCCAATAATTAAATACATCACATTCTATTGCCTTCGCAGGGTCAATACTGAAAGTTGCATTTTTAACATTTAATATTAAATCAGAATGGTTAATATCATAATCAGTATATCTATATTCTAAATCTAACCATAGTCTTTCTTGTTGTGCACCTAATTTAACTATTTCATAATTAGATGTAGAACCAGTATTACAATCCCCATTAGGGTAAATTGTTTGTTTAACCACACCATCATCGTAATAAACCCAAGATTTTTTATTATCTATGACACAACTTAATTGTGGTACCATACAATCATTTATGGATAGTATTCTATTTGTTTGACAATCAGAAACATTTACTTGTATATTATCTACTAACAAACATAATGAACATTCATAATTCTCTAATTCTATAGAGAAGAAAAATTCTTTGTTAGGGTATAATCTTCTTAAATCGTCACATACACACTCAGGTATCGTAAACTTAAATGTTTGCCACGCTGGTTCAAACATCTCACCATTATATGGTACATTTAATTGTGATAGGTGGTTAAATATACCATCCTCAATTACCGCAATCTCTTGTTCTGTTCCTTCTAAAATAACTCCAGTGTATCCATTTGTAGGATCCCACTCCCATATTGGGTTCACACTTTGTGTATATGGTAGATAAGTTAAACCTGTATCTATATTTGTCTGTGTATCAACATTTGTATTATTAACAAATAATTTAAAATTAACTTTTAAGTCATCTAAGTATGAATCAAAATAACTATTGTTTTCTTCTTCATAAACTTCATAATCTTCTACCAATGTGTTATACCAATTATCATAACATTCTTGAGTTTTTTGTTCAATAATAGGTATCTCTTGTTGTAGTTCTTCTAATGAATCTTGTAATAATTGTAAGGAAACTAAATCACAACAAGTGTCAATAACTTCAGGATCACCCCCACCTACAGTATTACTCGTAAATATACATTCTCCATCTACAAAGTTATATTGTCCTATTAATGGTAATGTGTTTGAGTTACAACATTCTGAAGGTATGTCCTTTCCATTATATAATAATGCACCTGTGGGTGACTGAGTAAATAAAGACGGATTATTGAATTCACATCTTTTATCGTCTGTACTATCACCAACATCTACTGGAATGCAGGGTGGTGGCCAACAAGGTGGTTGTTCTGGAACGGGTGGTAATCCTAACCCTCCTGGCCCCGATGGTAGTCGTTCAAAATTCCCTACACTTAAATCATCTGTATCCCCACCTAAACCATTTTCTGAATTAGGATCGTCAATCTCACTTCTAGTCCCAAAACACGGTCCTCTTTGGTAAAGGTTATTTGACACTAATTGCCAACTAGACGTATAATAACTAGGGTCCATACTTAATGATGGGTCAGTTGTTAATGATGGATTCGTAGGTGAAGTTATTAAATATTTAAATCCATTTGCGTAATCATAGTCGTATGTACCTAAACTCCTAGCACAACCGAAAGTTAGTGGTGGTGGCGGTGGATTATCATCTTTAATACCACCTACATTTAATGCTGCCATAACAACTCCTGCCGTTTCAGGGTCTAAATAACCCTTTAACATAGAGTATAAACCTAAGATACCGATAACCCAATTTGCGATAGTGTTACCAATTTTTAATAAGTTTTGTTCTCCTTTAGTATCTGTAATTATTTTATTTTGTTTAAATTGGTTTTCAGTAAACAATGCATTTTTTTCTTCTTGTGTTGTAAATAATTTACTTATCTGTGATTTATTTTTAGTATAAATTATATTTAAAGTAATTTTTTGTGAATCAGTTAATGTTAAATTACCAGAATCGTCTGTAATAGATTTAGTTGTCACATTTAATAACTCCGCAGTTCTATTAATCGTATTTTGTGTGTCGTTATTTTCTAACTGAGATGTTTGTACCGACTCATCAAAACTAACTGTATTATTATAATCAGTAGTTAATCTATTAATATCTTGATTAACCTCATATAATTGTGTCTCTAATTCATTAACTAATTCAGTGTTATTTTCAAACTTTGCATTTTTTAATTCTGTTTCTATTCTATTTTTACTTCTACAATCTTCTAATAATTGTGAGTAAATTACTTCATCTTTTTGATTTTGTAATGTTTTAGTTTTTATACAATCGTTATATTGTGATTGTTTAGTACCATCGTTTAAATTAATCCCACCATAAACTAAATTGTTACAATATGTTGCGTAATTAAATGTTCTTAATTCAGTTAGTTTATTTTCATAAACAGTACAATCTAATGGGTTATCAACGTTGGTTAGTGCTTTTTCTATAATGACATTATCAGAGTTCTTTTGACTAATAGTTTCTTCAATTGCATTAATCTCCTTAGATAAGTCACCCGCCTCAACTCTTAACTTATCCAATTCCGACTCCATTTGCGCAGATAATCGGTTAAATAATTTTACATTATTAACTTTTTCTAATGATATATCTGTTTTATTTTTTCTCATCATTTATTTATTTCTCTACATAATGAATTATATTGTCCAATAACATTCATTATCGCACTTTCTAATGTCTTATAATCTGTCAATAATTTAGACCATATACCACACTCTAATGGTACTTCTAAATTACATACACTTTGTGTTGTTATATAATTATTATATTGTATGTCACAAGTTGGGAATAATAGAGTTAAATTAAAACATCCTGATATTTCATTCTCCACATTCGCCTTAATAGTTTTATATTTTTCAATGAATTGTAATATTTCTGCCGTATTAAAGTTTAATGACGCCAATAAATCTTGTGTAGGGTTATTAAATAATTCTCCATAAGTTGTGTTTATTTGTGAAACCCAATTTTGGTTTACGGATGCCCATTGTGTAACTGATACAACGTTACCACCCAATGCATTACAACATTCTATATTTGGTTCTAATACATTAGTGTTTTGCCAAATAATATATTCTTCTGTTACATCTTGTCTATCGTTAAAATTACCTTGTAATGTTTGTGATTCATCTACACTATTTGTAAATGCAACAAAATTCAAACAATTAATATTACTAATTGTGTTGTCATGTATAATTGCAGGATTACAAGATATGTTGTCCGCACATTGTATTAGATTATTAGCCTCATATTTTAACATATAATCAAAAGAGAAATCTATTGTACAACTACAATCTTCTAATTCTGGCAATTTAAATCCTTGCCAGTTCTCACTCCCAAATACAACTGAAACATTATTTATAACATCACAAGATAGTCTATCTGGATCAACTGCCGCACTAAACACTACGTTAGGATTTGTAGAATATGGATTGTCACCTGTGAATGGGATTAAAGTATTACTATTAGGGTCCACCGTAAAATAACCAAATGAATAACCATAGAATTCTGCGACTTCTTGATAAAGATCACTTAGTTGTTGATCACTATACCAATCTAAAACAAAATTATTATCATATATAATAGGTTCAAAACTTACTCTACCATATTCATCAATTGCCTGTACCTGCCAATTAGAAGGATTCATTAAGTCAGGATCATCTAATATTGCGTTTGGTTGTATTACAATGTTATTACCATTGTCACTATTAACAATTTCTTTAATTATAACCGACTCTTCAAAACAATCTGTAAAAATCTCAGTAGAGTAATAATTATAAACTGCCCCAATTGGATTTTGTAAATCATAATATGAATCGTTAACTTGTGTATCTATTTCTGGAAAAGTATACCCATCTAATGAAATATCTGTAGATACTAATTCTGGTTTAGTTAACTTATTACCTTCTATACAAACAATATATTCATTTTTACCATCATTAACTAATTGAAAATCATATCCATAATATGCACAACATTCAGGACTACTTATTACTGTTGTAGATATACCACCCGAACACTGATCACCATCTAAAAAAATAAATATTTCTCGAAATAAAGATGTTATATTTTGTGTCTGATTTATATATTCAACATAATCCGCATAACTATTAACATCTTGTATTTCAGGATATCTACCAGAACTTCTAAGACTATCAAAAAAATCTTGTTCGTTGGGTTGAGGGTCATTTACCTGTACACATTGTCCATTCCACAATTGGAATACGTTATTAGGTAACGTATTATTTGTAAATTCCCAAACTATAATACCGTTATCTAAAGACTTAATGGGTTTACCAACACAAGGTGCGGATGCGGAACAATATTCTGTTAATCTCCCAAATTCATTAACATAAGAAACATAGTTTGCGTCTAAACTTCTACAACACTGAGGGAATTCATCAAAACTAACTTTATTACCATCTTCATTAGTATAATAATAAAAAGGTAAACACTCTTGTAAGGTTAAATTCTCACAACTATACTCAACAGTCTCTTCCTCTACCTCACTTAAACAAATCTCCAAAGTTTTATTAGTATCACAATCTTCAGTAGAGATTTCATTTAAACAATTTTTTAATGATAATTCATAATTATTTTTAATAATCTGCCATTCTGGAGAATAAACTAAATAACTATCTTTTTGTATTAACTCTAAAAATGCATTATATTCTGCTTCCGCCTCTGCAAATGCTTGTTGTAATGTCGTCTTTCCATCATTTTGTAACGGAGTTTCAATAATAGAGTAATTAACATTCAAACAATTATCTATAGGTTGGTAATTATTTGTATTACTATTGTATGTTAATTGTGTAGTATAGAATGTCGTTCCTGTAGGAATACCATTAAAAATACCATAATTATAATTTACAAAATAATTTTGTCTTATAGTGTCTGCAGTTATAACTACGGTAGGTTCATTATCGAAATTAGGTATATAACATCTACTAAAATATTGTAAATATTCACTTCCTCCATCATAAGGCCCAACATGTGGATTATTACCATTTAATACTGTTAATACATTACTACCATAAGTTTCTCTATACCAACCACCCGCTTTTTGGAAATACATATCTGTAATACCATTCTCTACAACTTCTCCAGTTTCGGGATCAATAAAGTTACTAATTACTAAGTCACCATTAACTGGTGGTAATGGGAACCCATCATCATCATAAGGTATATTAGACAAATCAACTTCACCAGTATAAATGTATAACAACCTTTTTATTTCTTCGATGTCTAATGGTTTATCTACAACTACAATATATTCATTAAAATTAACTAATGACTCAGGCGCACCAATAAATCTAAATAAAAACTCAACCGCTTTCCTACTACCCTTACTTTTCCATAACCAAGCAATATTAAGTATCAATCTTCTATATAACTCAACATCAATTTGTTCTTGTGTAAGATTTGTTGATGTTCCACTAAATTGTCCGCCACCATTACTCGGTAAGTATAGTTTAGAAAATGATGTGTCACTAATAAAATTAATCGGCTCTAACCCTAACATAAATGCTAGATCCTTCACTAAAACGTCAGGTAAATTATTTCTTTTATTATATGTTACAACATGTGCAAACTTAATACCATTAATATATTTTTTAACGTAATCAAATTCAACACCATATATCCTAACCAATTTAGTCGCCTTTTCACCATTTAAAGTTAAATCTTCACCGTCTGCCTTTGGTAAGGTATCAAAACTATTTATTGCTTCAGTAGTATATTTTCTAAATATTATATCAGTATTTGTTTGATCTAACCCCTCACCCAATTTCGTCAATTTAGTAAGGTAAGCAATATAAAAGGTGTCGAAGAAATTAAGGTTATACCCATCATCCATTAAAGGGAAATCGTATACTTTTTTACTAGTTAATAATACACCATCATCAGTATAATTACTACTAATAATCTCTGCTCTGTATATTGGAGTAATATTTCTATTTAATATTGTTCTCTGAAAATCATCTAACCCACTAAAGAACTTCTCAATTTCAGACTCATTAGGTTTTATAAAATAAGGGATAGAGGCATCTACATTGTTACTTAAAAAGCTATATTGTGGTATATAGATACCTGTAAGTTCAGGAAATGGATTACCGTCTACAACCAAAGTTAACTCCGAATTAGTTTTTTGTGTAGCTGGTGTTATACTTTTAATATTTTTTACTATTCCATTGTGTTCTATAACATATGACCCATATTTTAAAGTAAAATTCCTTAAAGGATTTTCTTCACTATTTGTCGCAACATACTTAGAATCTTCAGTATATTTTATAGCATATGGATTATTAAAGAAATTACTATTAACTTTAAATGTTGATTCGTCACTAGAGATATCATAAACATAATCAGTAATATTATTACCTGTAACACTACCAACTTTATTATCTACGTATATTGCGGCTGGCCAATTCTCCTGTATATCTAATAAAGATGCTCTAATCATCTCGCTAGAAGAACCATACCATATATAACTCAAAGGATTTGTAATGTCTATATTAAGTTTAGCCTTAACATTACTTTGAATAGTTGATTGTGTGTCACCAGATGTACTAATATCATCTAAAGTAAAAAATTTAGATTTAGTACCCTGAGTAAATAAGACATTTGGTTTTGGATCTAAATTAACAGATATCGAAAAGTTACCATTGGTAAATAATGTAGTACCCCCCTCACTAGTAAGTTGGAATCCTACTAAATCAGGACTGAAGTTCCTATACTCAATGTTATCATTGAAGAATATTCTTTTTGCGTATCCCGCAATTTTTATTCTGTTATTATTTGCCATTTATCTCTTTAAAAGTCAGTTATATCATCAAAATCTTTAGTTGGGTCAATAGTAAACTTCTGTTCCCTCACTTCAAACAATGGTTTACCAGTAAACTGATCTTTAACTTCATATAAGTTATATTGTCTGTATATTTGGTTACCAAAGTTGTATATAGTATAAATACCATCTTCTAAAGATTTTGTTTGGTTAGAGAACAATGCATATGCTAAAGTTTCATCATCGAACTCAACCATTTCAATTTCTAACATAACAGGGTCGAAAAATGTATTTGTAATAATAACCTCTTGTTGTGGGTTACCAATGAATGGTATCGCATTAGGTTTTATTGATGGTGCCGATGAAGGAGATACCGTACAAAAAACACTTGTGGAGTTATCATTAAATGTGTATGCAACAGATGCGTTAGAGTTTCCTTGATTTTGCGTAACTGGCAATGCCCTATTATTAGAGGTTATGATTCTAAATAAATTTTGTATTTTATCTTGTCCAGTACCAGTTTCTTCTTTAAGATACTCAACTCTATAACCAACTAAATTACCATTTTCAAATCTATTTTGTAAATCTAAAGGTATCTGATTTATGTCAAATACAATTCCTTTTACATCTTGATTATCAATTAAAACACTACAGTCTTGTATTGTAGTTCTAATTTGTCTAGGTCTAATTATAATGTTGAAAAATCCCTTTGCTCCAAAAACATTAGTCGGTAATTTTAACGTATATAGCCCACCGAATATCTCATTTGTGTTGTTTGGGTTAGATGCAGGTATTAATACCTCCGCAGGATCTAAAGGCGTTAATTGTACATCTGTTATTAATTCCCTATTAGGGGTATAACTATAAAATATCTCAACATCGTTTATTGATACGTCTGCTGGTCTTATTGTTCCATAATTTCCTGTTGCCATAACTTTTTTTTTAAATTCTTATAAATCCACCTCTATTTGTGTCAATATCATTAGTTGTTTTTATTTCCGACAATAATGCATGTCTCTCAAATATATCTGCAATACCCCTATTAATAAATACTACACTATCAACTTCTGGTTTAAAAACAACCCCTAAATATTCTTCTTTTTTTGTTGTCGCACTTAATGATGTATTAAATTCATCCCATCCACCATTACCTGTTTCAAAAATTGTAGTTTTATAAGATGTATTTTTACCAAAATCATCAACTTTTTTAGTATATTTATTTTTAAATGTAGTGTATTTTATTCCAGTATTATTTATATCATTAACATTTGCGCCGATTTTATATATGGTTTTTTCTATATCTTCAGAAATAACACCATTAAAAATATTTGTAGTATCATCAGAAGTATTAAGATTAGGTACGTATATATCATCACCCGAAACATCTTTTCGATATGATTTAACTTGACTTAACAAACTGTCATCTGTATATCCCGATATATTAATATTATCTTTATAATAAAATTCTACAGGTGCACCTGCCAATCTCCCATATGTAAACGAATTAAATCCTTGTGGTTTTGTAGTTAGAGTTTCTGTTTTTGGGGTATATGGGTTATCAGTAAAAATACCCATATCGTCTATTTTTTGTGTAATAAATAGACTAACATCTATAGTATTAGGTATTTTTTGCCCAAATGCGTTTAGTTTGAAATTACCCTCTTTATCGATTTTAAATTCAGGAATAGACCCATAATAATATTTAGGACTATCCTCATCAATAACAGTTTTACCCTCAGAATTTTTTATAAGAACACTTTTCGGTATAGACCTAATAGTGAAATTCTCTAAATTTATTTTTTTTCTAATATATTTCATAACTTAAATATAAATACATTAAATTGTAGTTTGCCAAAATGTTAGAGTAGGTATTCCTCCATTTGATGGGTTTAAATTAACTCCTGGTGGTACTAAGGATTGTCTACTATTAGGTGAAAATCTATATTTATACACACCATTATCATTTCTTAAAATTATTTTTAAGTACAATATTCCATTTTCCCCTTCTAAATTACTTATTGTTATGTTATTGGGGTCAAAATCTTTTGATGGGGCTAATTCATAAACCCTACCATTAGATGCGTTGTTAAATTGTACTACACCATAAACCTCATATTCTTGATTTGGTGCATTGTCCACTAAGTCTTTGAACCAATAAATGTGAAATCCTTCATGAACTTCTTCGGGTTGTGTCACAGGATCCCCCAAAATAAATGTTATAGGACATTCATCTATCGGTAATGTAAATCCAAATTGGTTCTCTTGTTCTTCACCAACTTGCGTATAAATGTCTGAAAATGTTAGTAATTCATTTTGTCCACTATTAGGTGTATCATATAAAGAGAAACGAATAAAACTATTTATAAATCTATTTGTTCTACAAAAAACATCATCAAATATAAAATTAATGTCTTCATATACGCCAGGCTCTGCACCACTACCTCGATGTTGTGGGGAACCTAAATTAATACTTGCAGGTGTATAAAAATTAAGGTTAATCTTAAATTTATCTATTAGATTACCAAACTCATCTTCAGGTTTAAATATTACTTTTTTGTAATCAACAATAGGGTTTATAGATTTTTCTATCTCATCTTTTACAAATTTATCTTCTATTAATTCTGCGTTATCCACAGGAAAGAAATTCGTTTTAAGTGGGATATCTATAGTAGTGCCAGTACCAAGATTACCTATCAATATTTTTCTTCTATCAACAAACATCGTCTATTTCATTTTGATCTAACGTAGAGAAATCAACACAACCACCCGCAATATCTCTCTTACCTAATTCATATTCACCACTATAATCCGCTAATGTAACTTCTAAATCTAAATCAGATATCCCATTATAGTTTACTATGTTATATACACCATCCACACCACTACTACCAATTAATGAAGATATTTGTGGTCCACTAACAAACGTATATTTCAAAAATGTTGGGTCACTTAAAAGTTTTAAGAATTTATCCTGTTGGATATTTCCCACATCAGACGCACCTAATGTTATATCTTCTGATATTAATAAAAAATCACATGGCGGATCTTGTCTCTTTAAGTAAAAACGTTTATCCAAATATATATAATGTGCACCACTCTCAAATGGGTAATCAACTCCACCACCACTACTATCTACAAATCCAATATCTAATAAATCTCTCCATTTATAGACATTAGTTGCAATCTCAGTGGCATAATCAGGTATCTGAAATGATTTTCGTAATTCCACAATATCTATTGGGTTCGTAATGTTAAATTTATCAATTATTGATTGTAGATTTACTAAAGGATTTATATAGTTCGAATACTCTCTTATTTGTATTAAATTAAATGGTGTATAAATATAACCCTCATTTTTATTCTCTTTATTACTATCAATAGAATTTAAATACTCTCTATATATAGTATTAATTCTATGATAAACAACCTCTAATCTTCTTTCTAATAATTCATTTTCATTATATTCTACAATATCACCATCAAAAAAATCATCGGATTCATCTATGTTTTCATAATATAAAGAACCGACATAGTTAGGATCTTTATATGAACGTATATTATAATTAATGTTCACATCATTTTCTAAATCATACCCACCCGATATAGGAGTCCAAAATCTTGTGTTAATTGTACTACTTAAATTTTGTTGTTGTTCTAACCAGTACTGCGAGTTAACAGATGTTGGATCACTATCATTGTCATTTTTTATAATTGTTAGGTATAATTCACTTAATGGTCTACCTAAATTATCTACAAGGTTCTTCACATTAACATCAGTCTTAAAATTAAATGCCGCAACATCATCATTAAAATATGTTACACCATACGCCGCAGGATATAAATCATAGTCTTTATAATCTATCGTTAAAGATTTAAATCTCCTAACATAATATTCTGATGGTTTATCTTTTACAACTCTTTTAACTGTTGATGTTCCTAAGTTAAACCCTATCTCTGAAGGATCAATATCAATGATAAAAGTTCTCAATTTTTTATTGTTAGTTTGATTACCTAACTTAAATACCCTATAAAATTTATCATCTAAATTAAGTGTGTTATTCGCAGTTAAATCAATAAAATTATTTAATTGTATCTTATCGCCTTGATTTAAACCATGATTCATTGCAGTTCTAAACCCAACATACATTCTACCATTAATCTCAATCTCAAATTGTTCAATAATAGGTATACCATCTTTTAATGTTATTCCTAAATTATTTTTAACTATTTGTATATCCTTTTTTTCAAAAGGATAAGTAATCTTTAAAAGGTAGTTTTGTTTACCATCACTATCTAACATTCTTAATCTATCATATCCAGGATCAAAAGGGAAAAAATCACATAACGCACTTTTATTATCATTAAATTGTAACGCATCTTCATCTGGTTCATCATTATAATATCCTACCCAACCGTCCTTTTCGAAAATTCCCGCACTTAAAATTGTTTTAGTTTTTATATTGTTTTGGTTGTCTTCGTAAATTTTAATGTTTTCATTGAATATAGGATTACTAATAACAGGTTTAATCACACCATAAAATCTATATATTGTACTTTCTTTTCTTTCTTTTTCGAATTGTTCAAATTGACTGACAGTAGTATCAATATCATTTAGTGGTATTGGTTTATTAGTATTCTCCAAACCTAATTGTATCTGCGTAGTCACATTAACATTGTCTGGTAACTTTACACTATTTAATAATATTTTATTTGTTTTTTCCATTATATTACTGTACTTTCACTTTTTTAACTAATGTTTCACCTAAACAAGTTTTATATACTGTGAATGGATTATCAACCCCATTATTGATGTTAGGTGAATTATTAATATTTTCTTCCACAGAATCATTACTCGCACCTAAACCTTGTAAAGTAACTTCATTAATTCTATCCGCAAAGAAATTAGATACTGTTTTATGTAACGCAGTTTTACCAGGTACTAAACCAAAATATAAATAATATGGTGTCTGAGTCCTATTGAATTTAACACCTTTAATTGCAGTACTTCCGTTATTTAAATCATTATTTAATGAATTACCACTGAAAATTTCATCTATATTATCTGCCTGCGCAGTTTCTCCAAAATCAATTGTATCATTACCATTAGGGTAAGGTATAAATCCAGAAGTTTGTCCCAGCGCTAAACCATAAAAATAATCTGTATCACCATTTGACTTTGCATTCACATAACCACATCCATCACCAGGTATAAAAGAATCACCATCATTATATTCTGAATAAACAATTTCACCTCCATCTTCCGCAGGTAGTTCATAATATAAATTTGTACCATCAGATAATGTTATTTCAGGATAAGTATTATACTCATTCTCAAACTGTATACTTCCTGGTTTTTGATGGTGGAAACTTAAATCACCCCCTTTATAACCATTAAACCTCCTACAGAAATAATTTCTTATGTCTTCATCATGATCAAATCTTAAGAAACAATTTCCTATTTCTATGCCAATGTCGTTTTTATCGATAATCTCAACACCAACTTGTGATTGGTTTACTGTTGCTGCGATATTAGAACAAACAGTACTAGTGCAAGAAAACTCAACATATGCTCTTAAGTTTAGTGAAATGTTTTTTCTATCATCATATTTCTTAATAGTTTTTTTAATACCCAAACCTTCTAACCCTGTGTATTGAATAAATGAATTTTCGAACTTATACTTTATATCTTCATAACTAACATTAAATGTTGTCGGTGGTAATTGATCCATAATGAATGGTACATCGTCAATATCACAATAAACACTACTCCCTAACTCCATTATAGTGGTAGGTAACATTAAATTGGCTTTATATTCTTTATTATTATATTTTACATCATCATTAGGTATATAAGGCGTATAGTAAATATCACCCTCATTCCAACTTATCAAACCATGTTTTATAATACCAACATAATTATCATACTGACTTTCTGGATACACACAAGGTCTAACACCATTTGTACCACAATCAGGCGTACAATCATAAGTTTCACATTCTAAACTAGATGTTTGTTCATCCTCAGATTCTGGTTCTTCAATATCATCAAAGAAATCATCTTCTATAAATTCTTGTGGTGGGACAAATGAGGCATCAGGTACACAATCTAATGAATCTTTAAAATACTCTTTTCGTTCCACCATTCTTGTATTATCACATATATTTCTATGGTGACCATGACCACCAATATTTTCCCAAGTAGAGAATCCATTAGGGTCCTCAGTCTCCACATATTCAGGTTTACCATGAATACCCTCAACATCCCTATCTTTAACATTAAATGGTATACCTTGCGAGTTAAATGTATTTTGGAAAGAAGAGAAATTTTCGAAAACAATTTTACACCCATCAAAAGATTGGTTAGTTCCATTAAATTCTAATTCTTTAACCGCCTGATCTAAATTAGGTACCTGTAAATCATTTTCAGGTGTACCATACCAGTCAGTCACTCTTTTACCTTTAATTTTAGTAGTACAACCATCAACTGTTATAGATGGATTACTAAATATGATAGATGGTATTTTTATTCTCCATTGTTTATATGTTGGGTTACCTTGAAAATTACTATTACTTCCTCTTTCTCTACATTCAAAATCACAAAACTTATCTTTTTTTATTTGTCCGAATTTTCTTTTAGATTTTTTTAATTTATATTTTCTTTTAACTAGCGGGAAGTATAATGAACCTCCTACCCAATCATTGTAGAAATCAAATTTCAACATTCTTAAGAATACCGCAACAGGTTCCATAACACAAGAAACCCAGTCTTTAATACCAGGAGTTTGTCTACCACCACAATTTACACAACTAGCTAATTTAACAAATGTTGCATTACACCCTAAATCATCCCCAAAAGGACTTTTAATTAATGATAACCTATATTCTTTACCTTCATCTGCACATTTTAATGGGATTAATGGTATTTTTGCACAACACTTAGTACAACATTCAGAATTACTCCCACATATCGCATCATTATTTGGACAATCATAATCAGGATTAGAGCAACAACTATGTTGCTCCGACCCACAAACATCTTTACATTTCTTACATAGTAATCCACCAAATAAACATTTATTTTTTAATCTCCAACATCTACCTAATATTGCCAACGCATCAGGATCATCTTTACATGCTTGCTTTTTAGTGGTATCTGTCCTTTTACCACAATTGTCTATTGCTTCCTCTAAATTGTCTAGATTATTTGACCCATCTCTAAATGCCCATCTAACGCAATTTGCACTTTTAGAACCACTAGTTAAACATGAAGAATTATTATAACACCATAATCCATTTTGTGGTGTAGAAGGTCCCAACCCACCCCCCACTGATGATGGTTCTGTACCAGGACAAATAAAGTTGTTAATACCAAAAGAACCCCCTTTATTTGGGTTGAAGTCTGAATTAATACCATCATTAGGGTATCTACCATAATGAACTGTTGCACCTCCATTATCACCAAATCTATACCAAGCAGATCCACTAGATATAGGTGTTGTTAATTTACCAGTATTTAAATATTTCCAACCTGACTGCCCTTTCAATCCTGCGTCCGATAATTCGTTACATGTCCAATCTATACCAGCGCCATCAAAATCACCATCTGACACCGCATCCATATCTATAAAACCATTGCCAGAATCTCCTACATTTTGTGCCCTACCATTATTATTAGTACCATAACCACAACCACTGCTTTTCCACTGATTATCACCTGGACACCATCGCCGCGTAGTATATCTAACGTCTACCTTTGCAGTTTTAAAAGTGGAACTACATATACCCACAGGTAATTTAACATTACATATTGCAGTAATTAATCCATTTATTACATTTAAAATACCATTAATAAATCCTACTACAATTGCGAAGAATGTTAATAATAAACATATTATCGTATATAGTGGGTTAAAATTAGTGTCTATTCTATTGGTTGGGAATTTATTTACACCTTCAGCATTTATAATATCTTTTATACCTATAAAACCTCTCGCCTCATCATTTTTGATTTTTTGCATTCTACCTATATACTGTTTTACGGTATATACTTTTTTCCACCTAAATGGAAAAAATTCTTCTAAGTAATTATACTGGTTAGTAATGTCATCTTCATAGGGTGTACCTATAGTTATATCACTAAGTTGTTCATTTTTAGTAAATATTTGTTTTTCCTTAAGTTCTTTTTGTGTATATTCACCAAAATTAAAATTGTTATTTGTGTTAGGAACTAAATATTTTGCCCTTTCTCTAAGTCTTTTATCATTAGATGTGGCATCCATAGATATTCTAAATCTATAATCACCTTCAGTTGCGACTCCTTTAATACCATCAGGTGAAGGTACTAAATTACCAAATTCATCGGTAACTACTTTTCTTAAGTTCATTGGTACTAAAATTGACCAATTACCATTATCATCTATTGAGTCTTCTTTAAAATTAAATATTTCTACATTACCGTCAACAGTTCTCCTTATCGCCTCTAACTTACCACCACCAGTAATAACCTCATCAAGTTTACCCATCTCTCTGGCGGGTTTACAATTTTTATTTAATGAATCTTTTTCATCATCAGAAAAAATACTACCCATAAAAATAGATGTAGGGGTAACTTCAAAATTAGGTTCAATATCATATCTATTAATACCTAACGCACTACCAACACTTAAACTATCACACCAATAGGGTTCGACTGTTATTGGAATATTTTCTGAAAATATCTGTGGAAGACTGTCTAAATTATTAGAACCTTTAAATTTAAATTTACTCTTAAAAAGATTATCACTATATCCTTGATCAATTAATTCAAAAGGTCTAGTCGAAATGAATCCAATGTCACTAACATCCATATCATAATGTAAGAAGTGTTCACCTACAGGTACACCAAATAAAATATAATCGCCAGATTCGTTAGTTGTGGTAGTATACTTATAATATTTTTCGTAAATTTCTAAAGTAGTCCTGTCATCTAATATTTCTCTCTTCTTAGGGAATGTACCAACAGGAGTATGATCTAATTTCTGTTGGTTTTTAGGTAAAACATTATATCTTAAACCATTAGAATTCTTTTGATCAGAAAATGGTTCTGTATATGGATATATAGATGACTTTACAGGGTCTTGTAAATCCGAATCTTCTACAGGTACAAATATAGATACTTTTACATTAGGGGCACCAAAACCACCATTTACTATTACTCTACCCGCAACAACACCATAATCCGCACAGAAATTCTGATAATCGTCTTTTTGTGATATTTTTAAACTTAATATTTCTAAGTGATCATAGTTTTGATTAAGATCAACATTAACCTTTAAATATCCATTGTCTTCACCTGGTGTTGTCCTAATTCTATATGACTTAGACATAATTTAATTATCATTTTTTTTACTTATTATCGTATACTTCAATATCTTCAATATCCTTAGTTACATATTCTTTAGTTTTACTGAATTGTTTTTCTCTTTTTTTCAGTTGTCTTTTTACTTTAAATTCCGCATATTTACTAAATATACCCATTAAAAAACCTTTAAACTTATTACTAACTTTATCTAGTTTTTTTGGTAAAAAGAATGCAAAAAACATTTGTCCTACTAATACTAGTATAACTAAAGGTATTGCAATTACTATAACAAAAAACGCAATTAATCTAAATAAAAAACTACTTCCTGTTAAATCTGAAGGTAATAATTTTAATGTTTCTTCTGAAGGTATATCACTCACTACACCCGAATTTGATTGTTTGCACGTACTACATCCCATAACTTTAATTTTTATTATAAAACTAACTCATTTTTTAAAAAAGTAATTATTATGAAGTAGAAATTGTTACTTTAATATCTTTATTAGGGTATTTTATTTCAAACATACCATTAGGTTCACCAAATAATGTATATCTACCTAAAAGATCAATTTGTCTTGTTTCTTCATCAATATATGGTTGAGCGATTTCATTTAAAGAATATTTACCATTTTCATTAACTTTGTTAAATACCCTTAAATCTGTTACGTTTAATACACCTCCCACATTATTGATATTTTCAACCAACTGAGAAATATAGATATTGTCCCCCATATCCCACCTGTTGATATCGAAATAATTTTTAACACTATTAATAACACCACTAATCACATCTCCTTTAGGTACTGACTTATCCGCAAAAACATCTATTTCAAAACCTAAATTAAATACTTTACCATTTTTGATGGTTACATAATCATTAATCATTCTAAAATCTGCTAAATATTCTGCAATATTTTGTTTTAACGTTGACGTAGATTGTGTTGTAAGTTTACCATTCGCATCTAACGCTAAAATAGAAACATTAATTTTATTTCTTTCTTCCCAAACGCCAGTCCTAAATGGTACACCAAATTTACCAGGCATTAGAGGTATTCTACTTTGATAATCTTTTATCGTAACACATCTTTCTTGTGCGGAAAAATTGTATTTTACTAAATTTCTTATTTCTTCTATTGAAGGTTCTTCTTTTCCCCCTAACGCTGGTATTGGATTATTAACACTAATACTATTCCTTATAACTCTATTTATATCTTCATCATCTCCATTAACAACAGAACTAATAACACCTAACCCATTAATAGTATTTGGACCTATATTAGTATCTTCACCACCACCAACTCTATATCTCACATATAATGTATTGTTTGGTGATGGTATTTCACCTAAAGAAAGGTTGTTAACTATATTCCCAATTCTATCTATTTGTCCTCTACAACCAACAAATTCGTTTAATTCTGAAATATCTTCATCTCCAGCCCCAAAAGTTATTTTACAGAAACCATTATCCGTATATTCTTTAATAAATCTTTGTGGTGCGTTTTTCCATTTACCCACTACAATACCTTCATTGTCTGAAACAGTATTTTCATCGACAGTGTAAACTTCACCTTGTGCCAATGCTGGTACTTCATACCAATTTAAATCGAAGTCGCTAAATTCTTCTTCCGTAGGTGTGGTAGTTAAATTTGTACCTTCTTTAGTTATAATATTTTCAATAGACAATACATTATCTTCAGGTAAAATAACCTCTAAAAATGGTTTAAAATCAGAAGCCCCTAAAGTCTTTTTATATATTTTAGTAAATCCATTTAACATTATCTCTCTTTTAGTAAGTGAATAACTTTGGATTATACCATTACCATCAATATTAGGTATGATAAGTCTATTAGGTATCCCACCTGTTGCAAATGGTGATGAGAAGTCACAATCCTCTAACAACTCAAATATTTTACCCGCCCCTGATGCTTGTGAACCTTTTAATATTTTAGGTGCGTAACTTTCATCAAAAGTATCACCCTTTACTGGTATATTAGTAACCGTCCAATCTACTAAAGTAATACTAGGTCTTTTACCTGGAATATTTAAACCAAACGTCCTAGCCAATTCTAATAATGATGATCTCTCTTGTGCATAATTAATCTGAGTTTCATTAAACATCCTATCAGTATGGAAACTTAACATATCACCTACCGCAGCGTTTAATTCTAATAACATCATACCTACTGATGCATCGTTAAAATCTGAAAACGTTTCTGGATAATATTTTTTAATGAACTCTACAAGTTGTTGTCTAACATCTGAGAAATTCCTAGCATTATAATCTATCTTTTTCGCCATACTTTAAAATGTTAATGTTACTGTATCGGAACTTTGGAATGTTCCATCTGTCACAGTATAAGTTAATTCTACAATTATTAATTCTTCTATGTCATCGTTCCTAAAATTAATACTATTAACTATTAAATTAGGTATATATCTAGATATACTATCGTTCAAACTTTTTTTAATATCATCGTGTGTTATACTATCATTAGGTTCAAATATGAACTTTCTTAAATCACTGCCGAAATCAGGTAAATATAACCTATCACCTTTATTAGTTAATAATAAATGTAATAAATCTGCCCTAATTGCATCTCGATCAGTTTGATTTAGTTCAAAATAAAAACCTTTTTTACTATCTTTAAAAGGGAAATCAATATTTATATATCTAGTCTTTGCCATTTGTATATAAATATTGTACTATATATTTTTTTAAAAGAAATGGTAAAATAAAAAAAGTCAGAACTTAGTCTGACTTTGTTAAATACTTTATAAGGTTTTAAACTTACTTTGTTATATTCGTATTTCCTCTTTCGTGTTTTGGATCATACGGGCAATGTAAACATCCATTACCACAACATCTACCTCTTCTTATATGATATGATTCAGTCATAACCATTCTACCATCTTTGTCGTAGTAATAATCAGAAGGAAGGAGTTTGTTTCCAAACTCCCTCACATATAATTGTTGTACCCAATCGTTAGTAGCATTTACTGTCATAATCAATTATTTTTTCTTTGATTATAAAACGCCAACAATACTTGGTATGTTATCGTTACATCATTTCCCCAATTTACTTTCATAATATTTTGTATTTAAACCCCATTTAAAATTATTTAATAATTCAATATCATAATCACTATTTTTATGATTTTCAGAAACTTTATTACATAAAAATATAAACATATTTTGTTCAAAAATATTTTTCATCACATTGATATGTTTATGTACCCATTGGACATTTCCTATTTCATATCCCTTTTTACTGTCTATTCTATCTAACGAAGCAGTATATGTTTTATCATTCCAACTAATCGGTAGTGTAATTTCAATTCCAGATAAATTACATTTCCCATTTTGTTTTTTATATAAATCATATATGTATTCTTTTGTTAAATCAAAACTTAAATTTTTTCTTATGATTCTCTTAGATATTTTATTTTTAGTTAAATTGTACCATAATTCACCATTTATACCACCTTCTTTATTTACATTATTAATACAACCACAAGATACTATTTTTCCGCTACGTAAATGGGTACCAAAAATATCTTTAATTTTACCACATTCACATTCACATTTATATTTTATATGTCCATTTTTGTTTTTATGTAATTCAGAAAGAACTTTTAATTTACCAAAAATTCTACCAACCATTTCAATTTTTTTCATAATTCACAAGTATTTGTTTCATTTTATAAAAATGTTGTGAAATTAAAAAAGTAAGGAAATTTTATTTTTTTCCTTACTTTTTTTAAATTTAAATAACTTCGCAAGATCCGTTAGCGCAAGCAACTTCTCCAGATAGGTTAGTATTATCTTGTAATTCGATAACCTTAGTTAAATCAACGCTAGTTAATGAATTCATCATTGTGTTATATGTTTCTTCATCACAATCTTCAAACGGGGCCTGTTGGTATGTCCCCCCATTATAAGGTAAAACTGATAAACCATTATAATGTTCTCTATTATTCCACATCCATTCCCCCGCAAGTTCCCAATCTTCCTCTTTTAAAGAAATTGTTGCAGATACGTTATGTGTGTTTTGTCCACCTCTGTGTCCAAACTTAATCCACTCTTTAGAAACCTTTTTAACTCTCTCTAACAATTCAAAAGGTGACTCATATCTTAAAATAGAACCTTCAGGTGCTTTTTGTGGGATAGATATAACCGCAGTATCGTGTGGACGGAAAATCTCGTCCTCAACCAATTCTGGATGGTTAATAGATAAATAAGTGTAAATTGCTTCATTCTTACCAACTCTGATTCTTCTGATATAATAATCATTATGCCACGCATGAATTCCAGAAGATGTCCCTAAAACTAAAGATGACGTACCCGATGGTTTAACTGTAGTTGTTCTAGCAGCTTTATTAATACCTATCAACTTAGCAACTCTTTGATTTTCTTCTTTAACCGCTTTCGCTGCAGATTTCATATCATAACCTAATACTACACCTGATCCGATACCTGTCATCCCTACACCGATTAATGCGTCTTTTTGTGTAGTTCTTTTCCACACATCTCTAAGATAATGGAAGTCTGTGTAACCCGCTTGTAATGTTCCAATAAACGCTGCACCTTTAACTCTTTTTTCAAAGTCTTCTTGTGACTCTATATCTGAAGCATTTACTTCACATAGGTTACAGAACTGATAAGGTCGTAAACCTATCTCACAACATGGATTAGTACCCCAATCTTTATCATTAGAGAAATAAATTCCTGGTTCACCTGCACCACTTAGTTCAATTCTTTTCCATAAATCTAAGAAAAACTCTTTAGTTACTTTATGTCTTAGTAATACCGCTGAATTGTTAGCTCTACCTCTTTGTGGGTTAAGTTCCCACCACGCACCTGACTTACAAGAAATCATTTCATCATCATCTGCACTAAATAAACTAATCAACGCCGCTCTACGGATACCACCCGCTAAAACTGCGTCTGCAATATGACATATAATATCATGTGTCTCAATAGGTGTAAGTTTATCTCCATCTGATTTTGCATCTAATACCTTTTTAATATTATGAATACAATCTTTTAGTGGTTGAGGTCCCGGTGCTTTACCACCTGAAGTAACCAACAACGCACCTTTTTGTCTAATATCTGAAAAGTCAAATATAGGTGTAGATGATTTAACACCGAAATAAGACTCTACCAATACTTTAATTGCGTCTGCCCATCCTTCAATAGAATCACCTATTAGATATCTTCGACTTCTATTTGGGTTTGGTTTCTTAATGTCAGGTAAAGACTCAACGTGATGTCTCTGTACTGAAAACCCTACGCCTGTACCACCTAATAATAAAAACATTGTTTCTGAAAATGCGTCAACATGATCAATAGGTAAATATGCGCAATTATAAACCCTATTAGGTGAAATCTCTATCGGTTTACCACCAAACTGTAAACTTCTCATAGATGGTAAAATTTTCTTATCATATACCATCTTATACACCTCTTCAATTTCATCCTTAATCTTAGGATATTTTCTTTGGTGCATTTCTTTATTTCTAGTTACTAACTCTTCCCATGTCTCCCTTCTATTTTCTTTTGGGAGATATTTGGCGTATTTCATATACACCGTAATGTCTGATAAAATTTTGTTTGATAACTCCATTTTTTTACTTTTTTCCTTTTTTTTAGGGGTGAGAATTCCCTAATGACTTATCATCTAAACCATCAAAAAATCTTCCCTATTTAATTAATTATTATTTACCGAACTCCTCTTCTTCTCTATCGTTTGTGCGATAAAATCAGACGTTTTCTTTTTCTGTCCTTTTTCGTGTTGTAAAAGTGTTACGTCAGTACTTTCGCTTGTGTCGATAGTCAATGTTCCATTGTCAAATACAATGTCGTCAAAAACAACTCCGTCCCTACCAAATCGAGATTTTAAGATGGCTAATGTTGCTCTCCCCTCTTCTTTTTGATCTAATGTCTTAGCAACTGACAATATAAAGTGTCCGATTTGTCCTTTCTTAATAGAACCACCCATCATATTCGCCTCTACTAAGTCCGCACCAATTGCACTTCTGTTACCTTGTACCGCAGTCCACCCAGCAATATCTAACTCCGATAACATAGTTTCAAATTGTCTCATCACATTTCCTTCACCACTATACTCATCTTTGAATTGTTTAGTGGGTTGAATACAATCAATGTAATCAACGAATACTATGTCTGGTTTAATACCACTAGAAATTAATTTACGTAGGTATTGTTTGATATGTGGGATAGTAGTACCATCACTTGACATCTTCTTAAGTATAAGATTACCTTCTAAATTTTGGAATCTAGGTAGTAGTTCTTTTACTTCTTCCTTTCTTTCTCCCAACTCACTTAGTTCTATCTCAGTAAAACATGTTAAGTGTTTTCTTTGGATAACCTTAACATTATCCTCAAAGAAAATTTGTACTACGTTTTTACCCTCTAAATACGCAGTGTTTGCCATTCTAGTAATTAATGTCGTTTTACCAACACCAAATGCTGCTAGAATAACACCCAACTCACCTTTAGATAAACCTCCACCCATAAGGTTATCAATACCTACCAATCCTGTCGGTATAGGATCTCTAAAATCATCAGCTAAAACTTCTTCAATAGCGTGAAAGATATCAACACCCTCGTCTTTTTCTGTTCCTACCGATATAGCCTGTTTAACTAATTCTTCACATTCATCATATCTATCAAAATCTCCAACATCTAGAATTTTTTGGATTTTTTGAGTAGCCTTCTTAAGTTCTTGTTGTTTGCAGAACTTAATGGCAACATCTTGTGTATGTAAACAGTCTCTATTTTCAGATTCTCTAACCTCTTTAATAAGTTCAGTTGCCGATTCTCTAGCAATTTCTCTTCTAACTTCACTCTTTACTATATTAAAGATAGTTTCATAAGACGGAATGGTTTCATATTTTTCATAGTAATCCTTTATAGACGCAACAACGAGTCTCATGTACTCGTTGTCGAAATAATTAGGATCGATAATAGAAATAATACTCTCTGAAAACTTATGATCCTCTACTAATTGTTTTACTAATTTTACTTGGAAACTATATCCTAAATAACCTAAATTTAAACTCTCATTTTTCGCCATTCTTTATCTGATTTAGTTATTAATAAATATGTCGTCAAGTTGATAACCGCAATAATTTTTTGTATAATTTTTCGCACTCAATCCCTGTTGCAAATAATCAATGATTTTAGGTATAATTTTTCTTATATCGACATCATATCTTACGTTTGGTGGGTAGTCATTTCCACTAAAAATTCTTTCACTTACTACTTTTCCTTTGTACTTAATTTGTACAGTAAAAAAATCTTCATTTTCGTAAATGTCTACATTTTTTGTTTCTTCTTCAGTACTAGTAGAATAATAATTACTATATCTTTCCATATAATCATAAGTACGTTCCTTAAATAAGTTTCTTATCATATCTGATACCCCATCAACTAAATCTTTAATCTCATAAGACATTAACGAATCTTTATTAAAATCCATAACTGGAAAATTTCTTCCAACAATAGGGTTTCCGTTAATCATAAACAAAAACTCATAAGGGTAACTTTTATACTTCTTTTTCATAATCTAAACATTTACATTTTTAAAATAATTCTTTTCTTTTTTAATTATCGATAGGAATGGTTGTAAGAAATTTATATAACCTTCTCTACCTCCAGGTATCGCCCACATTAACCCATCTTCTATCATCATATTAATTACGTTCTTAGTATCTCTACCTTCAGGATCCATAGTAGTACTAAATAGGTAATCTAAATCAGTTTTAGACTCTTCAGTTAATAGTGGATTAGATAAGTCTATTAACTTTTCGTTAACCTCATAAATCATTTCTTTTTGTGATCCTTTGGTAACTTTATTTAATATGTTATCTAATGTTTTCAATCTAGTTTTTCTTTCTTTTTGTATTTCTTCAATTTTACTAAAAATATATCCCAAAGTCAAAGTTTTTTCCATTATTTCAGGAAAAAATTTCACCAATGTTTTCTCACTTACACCAACAATACCTTTAATGTTATCACTAACATCACCAGTTATCATTTTTATAAGTTTTAAATTTGATGGGTGATGATCGAAATCTACTAAATAGTTTTCTTCAGTAACTATTTTTTTAAGATTTAAATCGTAAACTGAAACTCTTTCATTGATTAATTGACAAATATCTCTATCTCTTGTCATAATAACCACTCTTTCGTCCTCAGACATATTATTTACATAATACCCTATAGAATCATCCGCCTCAACAATATCATCTCTGTATTGTCTTATAAATAACTCTTCAAGATAAGAATATAATCTTTCTTTCTGTAAATATAAATCTATTTCTGATGGTGGTTGTTCGTTATAGAAATCTTTGTCTCTATTAGACTTATAGTCTTTGTAAATATCGTATCTTAGTCT